AGCATCAACGTAGTCTGCCGCATTACCAAGAGATGAAGCAGTATTTGTAAGTTCTTTATAACCATATCTTGTCATAAAGCTCACTACTGGTTCAAATGTACTTGGATCCATTACTGGGCCTGTGCTCATTAATGGAATGTATGGGCAGTAGAATGCTGGCGCATCTGTTTCGCTTGATCCTTTGTAACCAACAAGTACTTTTGTACCATCAGCCGCATAGTTATCAACGAACACTTTGATTGTACCATTTAATGTACCAACAAACTTAGTGTTTGTAGGCGCTTCAAATGAACCTTCAGTTGTTCTTGCGAATGTTGAAGTTGACGCACTTTGTAGAATTGTCAATGCTTCTGGAGAAACAACAATGTAGTTACCAGCACCACGTCTAGTTCTAGCCGCGATTCTGTTAGCCGCTCTGTTGATCTCGATAGCCAATGCCGCGTGTCTGTCACCGACATACACACTTTGACCACTTAAACTTGAGAAGTCTAAAGTAGTACCTGCACCTGCTAATGTTCTGAGTGAACCAATAATTTCTTGGTCAATCTCAACAACGATTTCTTGTGCTAACGCCTGCATAATTTCTGCTTCAACGTCTACACCATGCATTGCTTCTGCATCTTGTGCCGCTTCAAATGTCCATCTAGCACTTAAACGTCTTGTCTTTGCTTCGACAGTTTCTTTTAAGATTTGGATTGACATTTTTCTACCTGGTGTTCCCTCAGCAGATGCTGTTGCATCTGGAGAACCAGCATAGTTGTTAGCAAGTTTGAATGGGCTTAATGCCTCATCACCTGCTGTTGCACCACCGCCACTCTCTGAGTATCTAACTCTCAAAGTGTGGATTTGTCCTACTGGACCAGTCATTGGTTGGACACCAACCAATTCGTTAGCGATAACTGAAGGCATAACCCTTCTAATTAACGGTAACATTACTTTGTTTAATGTTGCTACTGAGCCTGCTCCTGTTGAACCTGCTGTTGCGGCCTCTGACAAATGTCTCTTTGTATTTTCGAGGACCACATCTAACGAAGATTTTCTGTTTCCAGAAAGACCTTCAAGCAAAGCGTCTTTAGTTGCGGACCAGTTGCTTTCAAATAATTCTGCCATTTCTTGCTCCTTTATTTTGAAAGTCCGGCTAATTTACGAAGTGTATCGATCTCTACGATACTACTTTCATCTTTGTCATCGGCTTCCGCTGTAGCAGTTGCCTTTTTATTACCAGTGTGCTCTTTCTTCACAACTGATTCTGACAATGTCTTCTTCACTCTTGGTGCATCACCTTCTAATACACTTGAAATGTACTTGTTAAAAGACTCTTCAAGTTTTTCAGTTTTTACACTTTCAAGTAAATCTGACATAATTTCTTTCTTCTCTTTGCCTAATGGTGCTAAAAGTTCGTTTAACTTCTCTTTTCTTTCGAATCGATCGTTTGCAACTCTTAACTTAGACTCAGTTAATTTAACTGAATCCTCGCTTTCTGCAATCTTTTCGTTTGCTTCAGCAAGTTTTGTTTCCATTTTGGCTAGTGTTTTCTGTATATCTCTGATTTCTTTGCTTTCGTTTAGGTAACTAGTACCGTATTCGTTTGCAAAGGCTTCAAAAATTCTGCGACCGAAGTCATTTTCACGAGCCTTAGTAATGTCATTACGGAAAGTTTTGACTTCTTCAGTTATAACCTTGTTAATAACGCCTTCGACCTTATTAGCGGCTTTACTGATGAAATCTTTTTTTGGCTTCTGCTAATTGCTTCTTGCCTTCTCTTACCATTTTGACTTTCTGCTCAACTAGAGATTTTTTATCTTCGTGGAATTCTGCTAGTTCGCCAGCAAGTGATTCTGTTACAAACTCATCGAGTTTTGCAACATGTTCGCTTACTTTTGATCTATCTGCACGAAGTTCCTTAACTTCTTTTGCAACCATTTCAGTTACAAATTTGTCAAGTAGTTTTGCATGTTCACTAATGGCTTTATGATATTTGACTCTGTCATTTGCTAAAGAATTTTTCTCTTCTGCAATTTGAGCCACTTCCGCTGTAACTTGTTCTGAGATAAATTTATCCATTGCGTCAACGATTAGACTTTTGTCATGCTCGTATCTTTGGGCAAATTCTTCTCTAAGTTCAGCAGTAAGTTCCTCTCTTGCTTCAGAGATTTTCTGTTCCCATGCTTCTTGTAGACTAGTCTTAACTTCTTCAGTTAATTCTGCGCCTTCAAGTAAGTCATTAAATGTCACTGCCATAGTAGTCTCCTACTTCTTCTATAGTTTGAGATCATTTATGAGCTTGTGAATTTCGCTCAATAAATGCTTTTCTGCACTTTTATCGTGTGTTACTGCTTCAGCAATGCCATGTAACATAGCACCGCCTCGCATGTTAAATAAACTTTCATAGATAGTCTTTGGGTAGGCATCTGGTGCACTGGGCTGGGCCACAATGTCCACAGTAACAATATCAAAGTCAGAAACTTTACCTGACTCATTAACGTTACCGGAACCTCTACTTGAAACGCCCAGTTTTGCTCCTGCCTTAAGTAATGCTCTTGCAATATTACCCATAGGTGTATCTATAATCTTTAATTTACCTAGACCGTCACTGTCATTGCAATGCATTTCTGTAATGATATGACTAACTCTGTCTAGGTTGATCTGTAATTCTTCTGGATGATCTAACTCACCCATTACAGTCTCACCTTGTGATAGTCTAGATTTAACACTTTCTACTGCTTTTTTAATTTCATCTTTGGGATATACTCTACCGTTTTGGTTTTTTACATCACCTTGTATGAACAGTCCAGCCATAAAAAGGTCTTTACCGTCTGAAGATTCCATGATTTCTACCTTGGATTGCTCCGGGCTCATGTATTCATATAGTTTTCTAGCCATCATATTTGTTTACTCCGATCAGTAAAAAGACTTACGCCTTTTTAGGTTCAACTTTAATGTTGTCTGATGGTGTGTGATCTTTTGGGCTATTAGCACCTGAGTCACCGTCTGAACCGTCTTTTGCTTTAACTGGTTCGCCTGCACCTTCAACTTTAGTCTTTGCTGGTGCTTTTGACATTGGTGATTCATTACTATCTGCTTCGCCGCCTTTAGGTTCTGCTACTGCATCTTGTAACTTAGTTGCTTCTTCAACAACTTCGTCTTCAACAGCATCTTCGTCTAAGTCGTACTCTACAGACTCAAGATCAAGTTCGTCTTCCATGTCCATGTCGCCCATTTCTTCTGCATCGGCGTCCATTTCTGCTTCTTCTTCATCTGAACCTTCGTCATCTGCTAATAGTTTTTCGAATTCTGCTTTAAGATCGTCTAATTCGTCTTCAAGTTCGTCGACTTTATCTTCTAGATCTTCGTCGCCTTCCTCTTCGCCTACTTCGTCTGCTTCGATCTCTTCTTCATCAGCAAGAATGTCATCTTCGAAATCGTTGCTTTGATCAATTACTTCATCAACTGCATCTTCTTCGACTGCTTCTTCTTCTGATTCTTCTGATTCTTCAACTGCATCTTCTTCTGATTCCTCAGATTCTTCTACAGCCTCGTCTTCTTGTTCTGTTGCTTCTTCAACTTCTACTTCTTCGGATGAATCTTCATCTAAAATGTTTTCGTATTCTGCTCTTGCCTTAGCAACAACATATTCGTGTAACATTTCTTCTGCTTTTTCATTTTCTTCAGAAAGGAGAAGCTCAAGAATTTCTTCCAATTTACTTCTTGATTCTGACATTGTGGCCTCCTTAAAATTAAGAATCTAATGCAGATATAAAGTCA